ATTTACAAGTAGCCCGTGGTCAAATCGCAGGCCATTCAGTTGTAAATTTATTTGGTTATAACAATAACATTAGCCAAACTACAGCTTCTGCAACATCCATTGCAATTTGGGAAAATTCACAAGCGTACACTTTCCCTTCATCGGCTTCAACAATGACTTGCTCAAGCACTTCAGCTTTAGATGTTAGCCCAGCAGCGTTTGTCATTAACGGTTTAGATAAAAACTTTAACCCTGTTTCTGAAGTTATTGTTCTTAATGGAACAACAGGTGTAACTACAAAAAATAGTTATTTACGTATTAATAATTTAGCTATGACTGGAGTTGCATCAGGACAGACTTCAAATGTTGGAACTATTACCGTTAAGCAAAGTTCTAATATTGTTGCCCAAATAAATCCCGGTATTGGTAAAAGTCAAGCTGCTATCTACACAGTTCCCGCAGGATATAGTTTTTATTTAGAGCAAGTATCAATTAGTACTGACAATCAATATACAGGTAGTCCTTTGTATTACAACGTAGTGTCAACTAACAATAATACAGGCGTCACTTTTGACGTATTACAACAAGCATTTACTGTGCTATTTATTATTGATAGAAGCAATAACCCATTCTTTTATCCAGAAAAATCGGATATTCAATGGGAAATTGGAGCGCCTAATGTTTCTTCTGCTGTTCAAATTGGCGTAGTTGTTGATGGTAAATTAATCGCTAACGGTAGCTAATTATGGCAACTAAGAAAAAAGGCCCATCACTTGCAGTTGGTAGAGGTGAGAAGCTCCCAGTATCAAAAGGTGCTGGTCTTACAGCTAAAGGTCGTGCAAAATATAATCGGGAAACGGGGTCTCATTTAAAGGCTCCGCAACCTGAAGGTGGCGCACGTAAGAAGTCTTTTTGTGCAAGAATGTCTGGTATGCCTGGTCCGATGAAAGATGAAAACGGTAAACCTACTCGTAAGGCGGCTAGCTTAAAACGTTGGAAGTGTTAATATGACTTTAGACGAACAAACTAAATCTGAGTTAATAACTCTGTTAAAAGAAGCAGTTCTTGAGGCAGTGGAGCACCATCCTTTAACCGACGAAGAGATTCAATGGGTTAGAATGGCTATTAAAGCTGAAGCTGAACGTGCCGAGTTACGTAAAGCCATTATTGAAAAGACTTTAGCTGGTTTAGTTTGGATGTTAGTAGTGGGATTGATAACTTTGGTTTGGTCTGGACTTAAAGGATATTTGGGAAGATAATGCCAAGTACAAGTAAGAAACAACATAACTTAATGGAAGCCGTAGCACATAATAAGGCTTTTGCTAAGAAAGTTGGTATTCCCCAATCAGTTGGTAAAGATTTTAGCGCTGCTGATAAAGGTAAAAAATTTGGTCTAGGTGGTGGTGTTGGCGTTACTCGAGGCGGCAAGAACCAAATTAACCGCCAAGAAACTAGGTTTGGTAGTATTCTAGGGCAGCAAAAGAATGCACCAGATGTTAATTTAAACAAATATGTTGGCAAAAAAGAAGGTGGACTTATGAAAAAGAAAATGGCAGCAGGTGGTATGGGTAGCATGACTATGGAAAAAGTCCGTACGGCAGCCCCTAGCAAAGATGGTATTGCTTCAAAAGGCAAAACCAAAGGTAAACAAATTAAGATGGCTGGTAATAGCATCGGTACTGGCCCAGCTATGAAAAAGGGCGGCAAGGTTAAAAAATGAAAAAGAAAGATAAACGTTACGACGATGGCGGAGATGTAGCTACAGATACTTCTCAAGGCCAAAACCAAAATATTGGCGACGATGTACGTTTTCGTGCTATGGCTGCTATGAGCCAACGAGATATGGACGAAGGTGGCGGTGGTTCATCCTCAACCCCAGCTCCAGCACCTAAGGCTGCACCTAAAGCTGCTTCTAAAGCCTCTACCCCCGCACCAAAAGCTGTGCCGACTAGGCAGCAAAAAAGTGGCCCAATAATGATGCGTGGTTCTAGTAATAGTGGTACAGACCTTAAAGCTGCTTTGTTTGGCGGTTCTAGTTCTAGCGATTCCCCACGTACACGTGCAGCAAAACGTGATCAAGCTATGACTGGTAGCTATAGCATGAAGTCTGGTGGTAAAGTTGGTTCTGCTTCTAAGCGTGCTGATGGTATTGCTCAACGAGGTAGAACACGTGGAAAGATGTGCTAAATGCCCTACGATAATTCTAAACAAGCTGAGAATGAGTATTTTAAAGACCAACGTACTCCTAAAGAAAGTCAAGGCGATTTAGATTTATCTGGTAAGCGTGAAGCTATTCAAAAACTAAGGGAGTTTGCGGCTGGTAAAAGGTCTGGTGCTTCTTTAGGTGTTAGTGGTGGAGATGGTTTGTTAAGAAATGAAATAAGCGTTAAAAATCCAGTTTATAGAAAAGGTGGAATTATGGAACATAAGCACAATGTAGAACACGTTAAGCATCACTACGGCAAAGGCCATGATCATATGCATGAGCAAGAAAAAGTGTCTAAGCACTACGGACATGAAGCGCACAAAATGCACCATGACCACGTAAAGGCTATGTGTGGCGGTGGTATGAGCCACGGTAAAAAGGCTAAGTGATGCGAGCTTCACGTGGAATGGGGGCAATATCCCCATCCAAGATGCCTAAAGCAAAGACTGTTGTTCGGAAAGACAATCCGGATGATGTGACTATGTACAAAAAAGGCGGAGAAGTCTGGGATAAACCACGCCCAAAAGGATTGGGTAAACCAAAAAAACTATCGGAAGCTAAAAAGTCTAAGGCAAAAGCTATGGCTAAAGCAGCTGGTAGACCTTATCCTAATCTAGTAGATAACATGAGAGCTGCGAGGAAAAAATAATGGCTAAAAAATGGATTCAAAAAGCAATTAAAAAACCTGGCGCATTACGTAAAGAATTAGGTGCTAAACTTGGTAAACCTATTCCGGCAGCCAAATTAGCTGCAGCTGCAAAGAAGCCCGGCAAGGTGGGCAAGCGGGCTAGGCTGGCGGAAACCCTAAAGGGAATGAAAAAGTGAACTGGGCTATCCACGCATACTTACTCAAAGGCGTTTGTCTAGGGTTTGAAATAGTGGATGGAAAAGACATTAATACGTTTTTTATAATTGATTTACTTATCATTAGGATTGGAATAGAAATTGAAAAAGCACATACAAAAAGCACTAAAGTGGGCACTAAGCAAGTTTAAACCAGACCCAGCTGAAGTAGCAGCGTGGCCATTCCCTGTGCCAAAACCAGTAAGTGAAGATTTTGACCCACGGCCTAAGAAAAAGATGACCGTTCCCAAAGCAACTACACGCAGACCAGTTGCCAAAAAAGCAACTAAAGTTGCTAAAAAGGCTAAATAATGGCTACTACTGGTACCACAGTATTTAATCTTGACATGGGCGACCTCATTGAGGAAGCCTTTGAACGCTGTGGTTCGCAGTCTCGTACCGGTTATGATTTTAGAACCGCTGCACGCAGCGTTAATATGCTTACAATCGAGTGGGCTAATCGTGGCATTAACTTATGGACTATTGAACAAGGTCAGATTCCAATTAACATTAATGCCGGCCAAATTAGTTATCCAATTCCTGTAGATACAATTGATTTATACGACCACGTAATTCGTCAAGGTAGCGGGCAAAGCCAAGTAGATATTAATATCACCCGTATTTCTGGTGATGATTACGTTACTATTCCTACTAAAAATGCCTATGGGCGCCCCATTCAAGTATGGATTGACCGTCAGTCTGGTAATGTTGATAGCACCCCCGTCACCACAGTTGCAAGCGGATACCCTATAGCGGCTACCGATACAACAATTAATGTAACATCCACGGGCAATATGCGCAGTCAAGGTTATATTAATATTGATGGCGAAACCATTTTGTACCAAAATATAGGCACTGCAGCTAATGGGCAAGCCAACCAACTTTTAAATTGTTACCGTGGAATGAACGGCACCACAGCCGCATCCCATTCAGCAGGTTCTTTAATTTATAACAATTATTTACCCAACATTAATATTTGGCCGACGGGTAATCCAGGAACTCAATACACGTTTATTTATTACCGTATGCGTCGTATACAGGATGCTGGCACGGGTGTTAATACCGAGGATATACCATTTCGCTTTATACCCGCTATGGCTGCTGGATTGGCATTTTATCTTGCGCAAAAGCTACCTAATATTGATATGCAAAGAGTACCATTTTTAAAAGCTGAGTATGAACAGCAGTTCCAATTTGCTATGGATGAAGATAGGGAAAAAGCGGCTTTACGTGTAGTACCTCGTAATATGTTTTACTACAGATAACCATGCCAAATAAATTCTCAGCCGGTAAATATTCTATTGCCGAATGTGATCGGTGTGGACAAAGATATAAACTAAAAGAATTAAGGATACAAACCTTAAAAACTAAACCTTATAGGGTTAAAGTTTGCCATACTTGTTGGGATCCGGATCATCCTCAATTGCAGTTAGGTATGTATCCAGTAAGTGATCCACAAGCAGTACGTGAACCGAGGCCAGACGTAAGTTACTATTCTTCGGGAAATACGGGGTTATACATTAATCCAAATTCTAGTGACAACGTTAATAATGCAGGGTATCCTAGTGATGGTAGTAGGCAAACGCAGTGGGCTTGGAATCCGGTAGGTGGAGCAAGGGGTTTTGCGGATGCATTTACTCCCAATGATTTGAATTTAACCATTACAATAGGCACAGTAACCGTAGTCACAACATAAGGAGTAGTAACATGGCAATGCAAAGACAAAAGGGGATTAAGACTGATGAACCTTTTGAACCTAAAAATGTAGAAGATAACATGAAAAAAGGCGGTAAAGTTATGAAAAAAGAAAAAATGGAAAGCATGAAAGAAGATATCAAGCAAGATAAAGCTATCGTTAAGAAAGCATTTAAAATGCATGATGCTCAAGAGCATAAGGGTGGTAAAGGTACTAACCTAGACAAGCTTAAAAAAGGCGGTAAAGCCGTTAAGAAAATGGCTAAAGGTGGTGTAACTAGCGCTCAAGAAAAAGCTATGGGTCGTAATATGGCTCGTGCTATGAACCAAAAGTCCAGCTCAAGAGGTCGTTAATATGGCTAAGAACATTAAACCAGCTAGCGAATATGCTAAGCCACACAAGATGTCAGGAAAAGAAATTGGTACTTCTGACGTAGAGTTAGGTATTTGCTATGCAACTGATCCTAATACTTTAAAAGCAGACGAAGTAACGCCGGGTGGTATGCCTGCTATGCGTGTTTCTATTGGTAATAATACTCGTGGTCCTAAGACCGATGGTATTGAAGTTCGTGGTTCTGGCGCCGCAACTAAAGGTCGTATGGCTAGAGGCCCAATGGCATAATGAATTACATTACGTTATATAACTCGATTCAAGCTTACGCTGAGAACACTGAACAGCTGTTCGTAGCAAATATTCCCGTTTTTGTGGAAGAGGCTGAACTTCGTATATATAACTCAGTAAACGTACCATCGCTGCGTAAAAATGTAACCGGTACAATGACTGCTGGAAACCAATATGTAGCGCTTCCAATGGACTGGCTGGCAAATTATTCAGTAGCGGTTATAGACCCAACTACGGGGATGTATAACTATCTGATTAACAAAGACGTTAACTTTATGCGTCAAGCCTACCCCTATGCAACCAATAATGGTACAACCTATCAAGGAACTCCGGGCGGTACGCCTAAGTATTACGCCTTATTTGGCTCGCAGTATTCCGATGTAAATGAAATGACTTTAATGGTAGCCCC